CTGATATTCCTGAGTGGGTATATTGGGATGGTGGTCTATCTTTACACACAAATATCCCCGCAAAACATTACGCGACTGTACTCGACGATACCTACTTTGTTGAATGTAGGCATCCAGACTTCCCCAAATATGATAACATCACAAAGGATGTCACCCATGGGATACCACGTCTCGCCAAACTTAAATATATTTATGATGACTGGAGTAGTGGTGAGATTATTGTGATCAAGACGGGTAAGCGCATTGATCCAGAAAAGAGGAAAGAAATTTTAAATATTTTCAATAAAGATGGGTACTGGAAAGGTGGTGGTTGTTTGGGTCACTTCAATAAAACACAAAAGATGATAGACGAGACATGTCCATTTTTTTTATCCGTAGAAGATATATTAAGACACTACAAAGATGCTCGTGTTGGATACCTTAAAATTTAAACTGGCTGCCCTGATTTCGCTGTTCAGATATATCTATTTAGAACTTGTGCATGACCATGTATATACAGCGACGAATGGGTATATAAATGGGTATGTATTAGTGTCTTTACTTCTGTACCTGTTGAATGTACCATGGTATATAATAGTGACCGCGATTTTGGGAAGAGCTGCATATAAGAAAATTGCGGGTGACGAAGTGGCCAACACCAAAAACCATCCGTACAACATGTTTGCGTTTTTTGTCATGGTACTCATAGCAGCGTCTCTCGCACCCAATCGCGGTCGGACTTGAAAATTTTCGACAACTTGGGATCCTTACGCTTGAAGAGGATCATGAGGACATTTAGACGGCGGAAGAGACCAAGGGGCGGCTCTCCAGCTCGCACGACACGCATGAGTGCACGGTGTCGTGCAAGTTCGGATTTTTCCCTGACACCCTCATAGCCGTGGGCACTGAGGATACCAGAGTTACTGAGGGGGATGATGACTTTGGGCTTCATATATATACCTCAGATTACAATTCTAAACTATCACTGGTTCAAAAACTTCTCACGGAAAAAGCGAACGCGGGCTGCGAGGTTCTTCTCATCAAGTCCCGCGATGCGTGCGTGGTTACTTTCGGAGTCGTCCTTGACTGCGTCCTTCCACTTATTGGCCCAAATTGAGTTTTTCATATGCACCGCCTTCATAAACCTCTTGTAGTTGGAAAGCTCCTCAGGTGCGTTGAGCAAGAGCCACTGCGCGACGAGTAGGTCATGGAACTTGAATTTACTAGACATGGGAACGTTGATTGTGTTGAAAAGGGTGACAAATTCCTTCTCAAGCTTCGTCTTCTCATTGAGCGAGAGCGGCTGAATGAAACGGTACCTCTCAATTTCAGAGAGCACCTTTGTTCCAGGCTTTTCATAGACTTGGACCCTTCCGAGGATAAAGTTAATACAGAGGACAAACGTGTATGCTTTTTCTTCCATGCGTTCCCCGTTACAGTAACCTAAGCCCACCTTCTCATGGCAGAGGACGTGCTTGTACTTCTCAGCCATCTGGTGGGCGAGTAAGCAGATGGGGACCGACTTCTGAGCGTTGATAGTTTCACCCTGAGCAAGTTCAAGATGGCGATTGATGCGCATGAAGAGTAGATCCTCCTGTTCATCTGTAAGGTTGCGGTAGGTTACAACTGTGATGAGCCTACCATCAAAATTGAGTTTGGCGTCATCGTCAAAGTCGGAGTAGAGACGTCCGTGTGGGTCGCGAAACACAAAGTCCTCACCCTTCTCACCACAGAAGCGCTTGATGGTATCGATACGATGACCACCATCTAGGATGTACGTTTGCTCTCTACCTTGGGCATCAGTCTTGACTGACAGCGTGATTGTACTCGCTTGTGCGATGTTCTTCTCAACACTATCGATATAGAGCTTCCGGTTCTCATCGTTCCATGTGTGGTCGTAGCGTTGGTGTCTAGGGTGTAGCTGCCAAGCCCTGTTGCGATTCCTGGAGGTGTTCAAGATGTGTGAGATTGGGTAGGGGTTAATGTTGGGGGAGATCATCTCCCAGGCATCGGAAACAAGTTGCATGCTCGACATTTTTGGTGTAATGTACCACCAGGATCTATCGACTTAGGTTTTCTAAACTGTTGGAATGAACTCCCACCTGAGGTCTTGACAAATCATTTTCCAAATGACATCCTGTTGGTACAGTTTTTCTTTGGATTTGAGGAGGGGGAAGTATTGGAGGTATTCGTCTTCACTCAAAAGTTCGCAAAATTTATAGAGGACGTAAGAATAGCTGAGGAAATTTTTACGTTCGGCGGGACAGTGGGTGTCGAAGGGTTTTTGAATATCTTTGAACATCATTCGGAGACACTCCTCTAACTCTTGTGGCATGTTTGGTGGTTTGATTCCATTTAGAATATTAGTAATATATGGTACGTGCTCGTAGTATTTGTTCAATCTAAGCTTCTTGAGGAGCGAACGTATTTTCGCATGTGTTATGTCTTCCAATTTTTTGATTTTAATTTTTTTAAGTTCTGATCTCAATTGTTCTATTACCTCATCTGGTATATTAGTAAGTTCCTGTGCTTGAAATTGTGACAACCATTCATTGAAATGATTTTCCCGTTTATATGAGTAATTTACCACCTTTTCAGATGTTTCTTGTTCTTCTTTGTATGTTAATTCTTCACTGATAAGACAATCCACGATTGCACCACACGAGTCACACACGAGATCACTCGTGTCGTGAAAATGTAGAAGATTACTGTCGGGACATGTTTCACATTTGTCCATAGTTTTTACTATTTTTCTTGGTATATTTTGGTTTTCAACCTCTATCAAATAATCTGTGAAAATATCCTTCCTCTTCAAACCAACCGTCTCCTTTACATTGAATATGTTATCAGTATTCGTTATTTCTTCAGTTTCATCTGAATATTGATTCATGTAGGGCATACATTTCATTATGTATTCTGCCATTTCACATTCGTATTTTTTCGTGTTATCTGGGTCATTTTTTATAAGATTGTTCCATTCTTCTATTCGATTATTATATCTACTTAAAAAATTACCTTCCATCTTATATAAAGAGATGCTGCTCAAACTTTTAAGTAATCTTATTCTTTTTTATAAATATCTTACCACACCACGTGATTATTCTATAATTTCTGAGGAGATTGAGTATGAGATTGATCATGATATGAAATATCAAATTGAGGACGATTTTTGGTTGGAAGAGAGTAAATCTTGGGACGATGGTATTTTAGATGAATACTACCTGTATGCAAAAGGTAAAAAATTTAGACATACCATGATTCCCCAAAATGTCAAATGGATAATTTTACGAGTCAAATATTATTTTAATGGTAAGGAATACACTGCGATTTCGGATGACATTAATTTCAGGCCGGGTGAGAACGAAGATAGTGCGATGCATTTTAGTATCCCTTTGAGTAGTGCTTGGGTGGTTGATCATGATGATAAACCTATGAGAAACATTACTGAAAAGGTGAAACGATATTCGGGCCCACGAAACGACTTTCATGGACAAAGTGTTCCACTCGAACATTTTTTATATTATGATAGGGACACGTTGAAAAAAAAATTTCCCAAAATCGTGCTCACTAATACGTTGGGTATGAAAAAGACACTCTCAACACTACGCGATTTTACAACTGATCTTCAGATACCTTAGTTGCCAGATAAAACTTCAACTCTCCCAAATTTGCTACGTTATATTTAAGAATCAAAAATCCAATTTCTTGTATAATTTGCACAGATGCACACATACTCGTCGCCTTTGTAAAGATATTCAGATACTTTAAACTATACAACCCCTCGATGTTCGGACTTTTATCGGGGCACTCAATAATTGTTTCTTGGTTAGCAAAGTCCCCAATACATTTGAGATGCATATTATTTTCAGACCTCTTGATCTCAATTTCCGTACCAATGTTTGACATATCGCGACACAGACGCTGAAAATCAGCTGATGGAAGAGTTGTTACTGTGGTCATTTCAACATCAGGAACTTCGATGCGACTTTCATTAATGTCTAACAGTTTCAATTGAAAGTTGGAACGCGTCTTCTTCGTTTCACTGATAATTTCTATGTTCATGTATTCCTTCGAATTAATCTCAATTTTTAGAACATCATTATTGGTGATTGTCTTTAGAAGTTTGAAAGTATTCGAAATATTAATTCCGGCAATAATTTCTTCGTGCTCACATTCATATTCCTCAAAGTTGTCGGCGGAGAGATGCATATCTATGAGGGATGTTCTCGCTGTATCCAGTGTAACTACGTACATCCCATTCGGTCTAAAGTACACATTTACATCGTTGAGAATATCTTTAAGTACTTCAAACGTGGACTTAAAAGCTGAAGCTTGGATAGTCGTAAGTTTCATATCTATCATGATTAGTCATTACATCTTTAAATCTGTGTAAGTCATACCCTTGGACACATCACGGTTAATCTTCTCTTCTAGTTCTTTGGTCATTGCGGGTTGAAGAGCGCGACCGTAATCGTCCAAACGAAACATATCCGTATTGTCATTACCATCTAAGCTAGACATAGAACATCCAAATGCACCAATACCAGAGTTTTCAATCTCCTTCTTCGGTAGCAAAGAATCGAGCCAATTCTTAATTTCGTTACCCACAAGGATTTTACCATTCTTTGTTAACATGGTCGGAACCCGGTTGATTTTATTTTTATAGTTTGGTGGTATCCCCTGTGTATTAATGTTATGAAAATGCACAAGCTGCTTCAACTGGGGAATGTTGTTGATATATTCAATGACATCCATCGAGTGCTTACATCTTGGACTATAGATCAGGAGCGACATCTACTATGTATAAGGGTATTTTCTAAAAAAAAATTAACGCGTTATAGTAAATATGAATTACTCAGTTGCAATCATCCTTCTCATGGTGGTGATTTTCATGATGACTTCTCGAGAATCTTTTACCGAAGCATTCGGATTATCAGGCTACACAAAACCAACTGGTGTTGTGAAACTTGATGATCCCAGACCAGACCTTTCTAAATATACTAAGGTTGAGGCTAGTGTTGATAATGATGCGATGCAAGAGTTTGTGCTCCAAGCCAACAAGGAGATATCTAAACGTACCGGTCTCTGTACCTACATCATCGAAACGACATCCGTTGCTCATTACAAGGGTGGTGACAAAGATATATACGAATGTATGTTCATGGTGGTTAAGCGAGGTGGTTTCTCGTTTGGGTTTTCTGTTGTTGCATCCTATGAAGTTGAGAATAATAAGATAACCCTCGTGTCCCTCCGGTCTCAGCCTATAGATACAGAGGTACCAGGGGACATTAGCGCATTTTCAGAGGGATCTCCTGGTAAAGAATTTCTTGATTACAAGCTTGTAAATGAGGCAGCTATTCCCACGAAGGCTGAGTTGGATTCAATAAAAAATAAGTCGGAGTAATTGTAATGATAAGCATCGATGATGTGAATAAAATCGACGAGAGGAGAAAACAAATACGAAAGGAAATTTACCTGAAAATATACGAACAGTTTTCCTCTAAGATTAAACAATCAGTGGAACTTGGTCATAAACAAATTTTTCTGACTATTCCACGCTTTTTATTGGGGTATCCAGCATTTGATAGAGCTTTGGCTGCGAGATATATAAGCAGACAGTTTATACTGGGTGGATTTACTGTTCAACTTATAAACGAGTTCGATATATATGTCTCTTGGATTGTTCCCAAAAAGAAAAAAGAGAGAAGGCAACATGAAAATGATGATACCGATTTCCCAAATCTTATGAACCTCAAGAAGATTGCGAATAGGTACAGGGGGGGTGCGTAGTAAAATCCTATTTTAAAAACCACTTTAATCATAAATGGACAATCTCAACATATTGGTGGAGGCTAAACGTGAATATCTGGGGCAGATGTGCCTCATCATGTGCCCAGCTATGATTGAAGTCTTTCAGGACATGTATAACGAAGCCGTGACTCTATCCAAGGGACGTAAAGTTCTCATAATGTTTCAGAAGTTACTCAAAGAAGTTCCCAATTGGTCCAATGCGATGTCGAAAAATCATTCGGATAACATTGCCAATAGGTGTGCATGGTTTAGTGATTTACTAGCAGCTGTATTCGTCGCTTGTACGAAGATTCTGTCAGCCGTTCGTCTCAAGGCTGATAATAAGAAGATTTCTCTCAAACTACCCACTACCGAGGTTTTCATTCAAACGTGCTATAACAACATCGCCAAGGATATTTATAAGGACCCTTATATTTTCAGCGAAGAGCAGAGTGAGTACTTAAGGGACGAAAAATTGACTGTTCGTTTCTCACTCTGTATAGAGAATACAGTGAAGGAGCTCATTCCCGTGCAGCAGATTCTTCAAACATATATGTCTCAGGAAACTAGAGACATATCTCTAGATGGTAATATTCAGGATGGTATTGATCCTGACGTACTTGAAGATGAAGAGAACACTTTCCCAGAACCAGAACCAGAACCAGAACCAGAACCAGAGATGGAACCGGAGCCCCTAATGGAGCCAGAGTTGGGTCCAGATCCCGAACCCACTGGTCTCGAGAATGAATTCAAAACCGTACCGGGTGTTGAAGCCCCCAACCCAGAACCAGAACCAGCACCAGCACCAGCACCAGCACAGGGACCAGAACCAGGCGATGAAGGGGATGATGTTTTCTTTGGGGACGCACCGGAACAGCGTACAAAAAAAGTTGGCTATAATTAAATGGAACTATCCGACTATCTTAGGGACCCCGTGAGCGCTGCTCTCATCGCGGCTGGTATCACCGCGGGCTATATTCATCTAAAGGCTCACCTCAATAACGAGGGTAAGTTGGAACTTAATAAATACACTAAACCCGCCGTCCTCAATGCGATTCTCGTGTTTTTCATTGTATCTGGTGGTATTGGACAGAAAGAGACTATATCGTCGGAACCTTTCTAAACTTAAAGATTAAATGTATGTAATAAGAAAATGGCGTCTGTTAACGCGTTTAACGACATGATGGGTCAATTTCTTGTGGAATTGCACAAGACTTTTCCAGATGAAAAGGGCATAAAAAAGATGATGACTTCCTTTGACGTACTGAAGTCCTCCAATCCGCGTCTAGTTGTGGATGCTTTCATGAAGGGTGTTTCCCCATACGCTGACAAGATTTCCTCCAAGGATGAGTCATTCCTTCTCAAGGAGATTGATTCGATCGATTTCCTCAAGGATCTCAACATTAAGTCCTATTGGGAGAGAATGACAACCAATACGAAGGCTGCGACATGGCAATACCTCCAGACCCTCTACATGCTCGGTACTACTATTACTTCGATTCCAGACGACACGTTGAAGATGATCGAGGGTATTGCGAAGGATTGTGCTGACAAGATGCAGGATGGAGATGGGGAACTCAATCAGGACGCTCTAATGAAAATGATGGGTAATATGCTTGGCAGTCTCCCTAAAAAATAAACCTCAACCTATACTAAATGAAAGTTTGGTTCGAGGATCCTCAACAACTGTTCAGAGCCGATAAAATTTCTCAATTTTGGCCAACGAGTGAGCAAACACCAGAAGACCGTATAAACGCTGCTTCTCGTTTTGTTATTTACGCCAGTTGTATGATTTACCTCATTCGTCGTGATCCGAGGATTTTCGTATTAGGTGCAACTGTTCTCTCTGTCATATATGTTCTTTATAAGTCCAAGATGGTGACAGCCACGATGGGTTATACCACAGATGGTGAAAAGCCTTGTCAGGTTCCAACTGAGGAAAATCCAATGGCTAACGTTCTTATCACCGATTTTACGGATGCCCCTAATAGACTGGAGGCGTGTTACTATCCAACTGTAAAGTCTTATACAAACAAATACACGAGTGGTAATCTTCCTGTGGATGGTGGAAGGTCGCGTTCTCCCCTTCCCAAGTACATGCGAAACGCCGTAGATCGTCAATTTGTGACTAACCCCGTTTCTAAAATTCCAGGGGATCAAACGGCATTCGCTGAATGGTTATACGGTCCCAAAAATGGACCTCTATGCAGGAGTGATACTAGATATTGCGATCCAAACGCCCGTGGCGTTCAGCTCGAGGCATTTTCAGGTTTGGGAACCAATGGAGATAAGCGATCTGGTATGTTTGCGAGGTAGAGTAGATAAATATTCTCATGTAATAATAAATGGCGTATCAGCTTCAACCAGGACTTTCTAGAGTTCAAAATGCCGGTGCTCTCCCCCCTGTAAAGGCGACTGATGAAATTTTTGTGTATCCCCAGCCCAGTAGTATCAACTGTGGTAGCTGCCGACCAAACACAATGCTTTATGGTACTGCCCCTTATATGGCGGGTAAGGGTTCCCCAGCCCAATACATCGATACAAGTGATCAACTCCGTCCGCAATCCACTTCCCGTTTTAACAAGAACATAGTCCAAACTTATGAGCGTCGTCTGTTCCCTTTGTCCAACATGGAATGTAAAGTTCCTCTCCGTACTTTGAGTTACGAACCAACGAGCACCCGTGCGGAGCTTCAGAATGGTCTCTTTCAGCAAAGGTACGCTAATAAAAATGTGGGTAACAAGTAAGAATGGCTGATCCCATTTCGCTCATGGCTGTTGCCGGTTTAATATATGCTGGTCGAACTTTGAGTACTAAGTCTGTTGCTCCACCCCCTGTGGGTGAGGTTCAACAACCGGTAGCCAAAGGTCCCATGGTAGAAGTAGAAGTCGAAAACAATGATTTTAGTCCTATGATTGGAGTACCCCAAAAGAGGGAGATGGAAAGTTTCGCCGACATCACGATGCAACAGCGAAGTGGTGGTCAGGAAGTTCTCAACATGCGAAATCGTCTCTATGACCAGGGACGTATGAACAACTTATCACCCGTCGAGAAACAACTTGTTGGTCCGGGTCTCGGTGTAAGTGCTGATGTACCCGCGGTTGGTGGGTACCAGCAAATGTTCAGGGTGAATCCAGTCAATGTTGGTGAGTATAGGTTAACCACCCTCCCTGGAAGAACTGGTCCTGCGGGTGATATCACTGGTGGTAGGTCTGCTGTTGTCGGGGAACTGACCCACAACAAGCCAGATACAACCGCATTTCTTCCTACCCGCTTACCCACGATGGCAGGCCGGGCTCAAGGTATGTCTGGTGTAGTTCCACGAAACGAACATGAACGAACTAAACGTACAACAAACCGTTCGGAAACCGGTCTTCGTAACGATGGCCTCGGATTCAATGGCGCCAAGCGATTCGTATCTGCTCAGACAATGTCTCAAGATCCTACTCGATTCAAGAGTGATCGCAACGATTCACAGTACAACTACTACAACCAACCAGCACCAGGTATTACCAACTTCCAGGGTGGTTACACAAACAGTGCTGCTGCCAAGGTGACTGCGAAGACCAACGAGGAGCTCATGAAGTATGGTTTCCGTCCCGATGATCGTCGTGGTAAGCCCAATAGGATGGGCAATGCTGGGCGTATGAATGTCCGTGAAAGTCCATTAAAACAAGGTGGCGCTCTAACCACGGTTCGTTCTGATACGACTCGTGTTGATGGTCGCGTAGCTGCTCCCAA